GTTCAAAGATGATTTATATTTTTGTGCTATAGATCAAATCTATTTATATAATAAAGGTGACAAGTGGAAATCTTTTGGAGACAGATGCTTTATTTCACCTATAAAAGATACAGAGTCTTTAACGCTAGATAAAGAAAAAAGCCTTGTTGGTATATTAAAATATGACAATAGCTCTTTAAATGCGCTAGGAATTAACTCAGGGGATTTGGTTGGCTATACGCCAAACGGAGAATGGGAGTTTTTAATTGACGGTAAAAGACTATACTGTATGAAATCTAATGATATCGTAATTAAATATGAACACCAAGGAAACGAAGTTGAATATAATCCAAGCTGGGCAGAGAGCGGTGGAGGAGTTAATCAAGGTAGCTAAAGAAGCTATTGTTGATTCAGATGACGATATATCAGCTGATAGATTGAAGAACGCTGCGGCTACAAAGAAGTTAGCTATATTTGATGCTTTTGAAATATTAAATAGAATAGAAGCTGAAGAGAATATGTTAAATGAAAAACCAGCGGAAGTTAAAGAAGAGAAATCTTTTAGAGGCTTTGCAGAAGGGAGATCTAAATAATGTACGAGCAGACTTTATATAAAATACTTAAAGACCATGTTAAACCTAAAGTTATAAAAAGAACTAATAGGTATAAGAAATGGGAGTACGGTTATAACGAAGAACACGATATGGTTGTTATAAGTAAAACCGGACAAATAGGTGAAATTTATGAGATACAAGATTTAAAAATAGCTTTGCCAAAGGTTGAAAATGTACATACATTTGAAGAGGACAGGTGGAAGCACACTGAATACCCAAAGGAACTTAGTAAAATCAAATCAGTATTTGATTGGGAAGAATACCCTTTGGACTTTAAAGAAAAATGGTATGATTACATTGATGAAGAATTTAATAGAAGAGAACAAGGCTTTTGGTTCTATAATAAAGGTGTGGCTACTTACATTACTGGTACTAACTATATGTACTTGCAGTGGAGTAAAATTGACGTCGGGCAGCCAGACTTTAGGGAATCAAACAGATTATTCTATTTATTCTGGGAAGCTTGTAAAGCCGACCCGCGCTGCTACGGCATGTGCTACCTTAAAAATAGACGGTCAGGTTTTTCATTTATGGCAAGTGGGGAAACCGTTAACCAAGCCACAATATCTACGG